TTTCAACACGGGAGTGACTGAATCAAACTTGCTGGCATAAGGCTAGTTAAGGTGACGAGACACAGGTGGTGCTGCACGTTGAAAACGTGAATCGACTTACCAGTCGGGTCTCGGACAGTAAGGTAAAAATCTACTAATGTAGCAATGCCCCTTACTTGTTGGTATACATTAATCCAACCTCCCACCCCATAAAACACTTAATCTTCAAACATCCACATGTCATTTGCAAAATTAAAAAAACAATCCAGATCAGGTTCCCTTACTGATAAGTTAATTAAACAAGTTGAGAAACTCAACGACAAGGGTAGCAACGTTGATGATCGTATTTGGAAACCATCCGTTGACAAATCTGGTAATGGTTATGCAATCATTCGTTTCCTTCCAGAACCAGAAGGATGTGAACTTCCTTGGGCAAGAGTATACACACATGCATTCCAAGGGCCTGGTGGTTGGTTTATTGAAAACTCACTTACCACACTAGGACAGAAAGATCCTGTATCAGAACACAATTCACAATTGTGGAATTCTGGATCTGATGCTAATAAGGATATAGCACGTAAGCAAAAGCGTAGACTATCATATTATAGTAATATTTTCATTGTTAGTGATCCTGCTAATCCAGAAAATGAAGGTCGTGTATTCTTGTACAAGTATGGCAAGAAGATTCATGACAAGATTACAGAAGCAATGAAACCTGAGTTCGCAGATGAAACTCCTATTAATCCATTTGATTTCTGGGAAGGTGCAAACTTCAAGTTGAAGATCCGTAGAGTAGAAGGTTATCAGAACTATGATAAGTCAGAGTTCTCTTCACCAAGTGCTCTCTTTGATGATGATGCAAAACTAGAAGAGATCTACAACAAGTTGTATGATCTGAATGAGTTTACTGCACCAGATAAGTTCAAGACTTATGATGCACTTAAGACTCGTCTTGAGAATGTTCTTGGTTTAAATCAACCAGTGAGAAGTCCTGTTCTTGATGAAGAACTAGGTGGTGAGGACAATGATCGTGGTAGTTTCGTTGAACCTACTACACCAGCTCGTACTCCTGAACCAGTAGCATCTACATCATCCGATGAGGACGATGAATCTCTTAGTTACTTTGCTAAGTTAGTTAATTCCTAAGATACACAACCCACCGCAAGGTGGGTTTTTTTATACCCCAGATTCGTTTGGATTATATGTTGACTTTGTTATCTTATTAATGTAATCTGATGACTTGTCATATAGCATAAGATTTCTCATATCTGTAACGAAGACAGATAAGTAATCTGCTTTTAGTATTTTAATTTTTCTTTTCTCTTCATTCACTTCTGTTTCATATTGGTAGTTACTAACAGGTGCTGTTGGAGTAACTGTTAATATTGTATTTGTATAATCTTTATATTTAATTGTGAATGTTTCATCTACGGTTAGTCCCTTTTTCAATACAACTCTACCATAAGTATCTTTTACTTCAGTAGTTTCATGATGGTGAACTCCTTGTATACCTGCTTCAGAACCATACTTATCCAACATGTATTGATGTAGATCATAGTGATTTAACGGCCATTGATCTCTTATGTTAGTAATATTGTTTGATATTAATACAACCCAATCCAATTCTGGATCTTCATAGACTCGTTGAGCAAGAGTGTCTGGTCTTTCACCTTCTTTGATTTGATAATATGTGAATGCAGTTGCAGCAGCATCAATATCATCTCTGAGTTTTGCTCTCTTGAATATATTTTTAACATCAATTCTTTCGTTACTTCTTTTTTTAGAAGGAAGACGAGAGAGGTATGCTATGTTTGGTAGTTCGTTAAAGTATGCCATTTTAGTAACCTACCGCATCTGGTGAAACTGGATCTAGATCTTCTCGATCCATGAAGTCGAAATAATTATCTGAATAATCAGTATCGAATATTGGTTCGAGTTCTTTGAATCGTAATGCCATTGTTACAGACACTGGTTGACCTTTTTCATATGCTTGCCAACCACTAGTACCAGGAGTATATTCTACTCCACATGAAACTAATGCACATGTCTTGATCTTCATAACAGATATGTTTTCATTCGTAAGTTCGTTCTTATACTTTGAAGTCTTGAATGCTATATCAAAAACGTTTGGTGTATGCAAGAATAGTGATGCACCTCCAGCAGTTCCTTTTTTCTTTTTAACTGCCATACCTTGTTTAAAGAATCGAATAATATTATTGACTTTCTTTGCTTCTTCTCTACTTCTTGGACTTATAATCCAACTGAATGTGAACTCTCTTAGAGTAGGACTTCTAAAGAGTAATTCCATGTTGTCATTTGGAATGACACCGAATCCCCTTGCCAAGATTGATTCTGCTGAAGCACCAAATCCAATCATGTTTAGGACACTTGATCCTATCATGCTATTAGCCATTGCTTGTGCTTGAGATCCACTTGTTTTAATTGCCTTAAATATTTCTTTTCCTTCACCAAGAACACCACCAGCAGCATTTTTTACTTGCTGAAATGCTTCTCCAAAATTACCTGACATTACATCTCCTATAGTATCATATGCACCAGGAATTCCTCTCATGACTGCACCTGCCATTGCAGCAGTAAGAGTATTCATTTGATCTTGATCCCAACTGACATTGTTTGTGTCTTTTAGATCATTGGGCATTGGGAGTTTTACCAATCCAATTGGTTTTTCTATTTTGGATGTGGTTGGAATACCTTTCGTTATTTGTCCTGCAAATGATTGAGTATTTTCTGATCCGAATATTACATTTCTATTGGGTGCTTTGTATGTGAATTGATTTATTTGAATATAGTCTTGTGTATTTCCATAGTCAGCATCTATTGGATATTTTAGATTACGTAGACTGAGTTTTTGTAGTATATTATCTGTTCCTCCAAAGTCATTAGCAAATAGTTCTGCATCGAATCCTATCCAAGGTTCTACGTCTACACTACCTTTTTGCTCTTCGTCTAGTTCTTCAGTTCCTAAGACTGAATCTTTTTTATTGTCTACCCATGCTGGTAATACTGAACCATTTGCAGTTCCACCAGAGTTTTGAAAGGCAGTATTGATATCTTTCAGTATATCATTTTGAACGTTTTGAAGTCCTGCTGCCGAAAGGTTGCTATCATTTGCACCTTCTTCATTAAAACCACCTCCACCTGCAGGAGTACCATCAAATACAATAGTATGTGATATAAATCCATGTCTTTCTAGTGTATGTGAACCTGTCTCACGATCATAGAAAAGGTGATACCTTTTATTACCATAAGTATAAGTTTTTACTTTATTTTTTTTATTTGATATACTTGACATTAAGGACTATCCCAGACTTTTTGTAATTCGACCTTCCGACCATATTTATTAACGAAATTCTCAGTTACCAGTTCTGCAACACTTCCCCATTCATCAGAGTCATTGGGTATAATGAATGTATCTCCCATATTAGTAAAGAAATACCTATGTAATGTCTTCTTTGGTAAAGTAACACTAACTTTATTTATCAAGCCTTTTGCAACTGCTCCACGATAGTTAGGACTTAGGTAGTGTAAGTTCGATGCAAGTATCTTATCTTCTTCATATGCTTGTATAAATGCGAGTGGTCTTCTATCCCAATAAGGATACTTATCTGGGTATGCAGCAGAGTATGAGAAGTAACATAACTCTCCTATCTTTGGGAATCGTACCTCTGCTACTTCTGAAAGTTCAGAATATAATTCATTAGCATACCAGTCAGCATCAGTTCCACCAGACATTTCTGCTTTTGCTTTGATTCTACCACCAATGGTTGCATCTGCAGCACGAGCAGCATCTCTTTCTTGTCTTTGTTTTAATGTTTTTCTTCCCATTATTTCTTGATACCTAGATCGTATTCAGTCATAATTTTAAATTCGTATCCACGGTCTTTACAATATTCTCTTGCTGCTTTCCACTTTGCTTGATTGATTGCCCATGTTCTAACCGAGTATGCCCATGACTTAGTTCTCCTTTTGGGATTTGTGATTGGCATTTTTGTTTCTTTATCTGGTTTAACTTCTACAACCATTGATCGTCGTTTACCATTTGTGTCATTATATTTAAGAAAGAAATCGGGAAAGTAACGATGTACTTTATTATCAAGTGGTGATTTATATGGAATCCAAAATTCTTCAGAGGCCCATTCATTAACACTCTCTGTGATATCACAGTAGTTCATGAATTTTCTTTCCCAAAGTGACCTATAAACTATGTTAGTTGGGTCTCCTCTATACTTTCTGGGATACCTCGGATAGTATTTACCACTTTTGGACATACATATATTAGTATAACTATAAAATCTATTTAGATGTCTGTCGATACGGAATCACTATATTTGAATATGTCGGACGCAAGTTCGATCCTTTCTAAACTTGCAATCTCAAGTCAGTTTAAGGTTTCATTGGATCTTGTTCGTAGATCTCCTACGGGTAATGATTTGGATTTACTTGAATACTTAACTAATTGTGGTCTCTTCTTAGATGTTAAATCTACAGATGAGAAGTATGATTTCTTATGCTCTGATGCAAGTCTTCCTCAAACTAACTTTGATATTGTAGAAGAGTATGGAGCCCGTCAGGGAATGATTGAGAAGATGGCTGCAAGAAGAGTATATACTGAATTTGATTTAACTTTCTATGTGGATAATCAATATAATATTTTAAGACTATTTGAGGAGTGGATGAATTATATTAATCCAATATACAATGAGAGTAATGGTAGATATGATGGAAGAATTGTTGGACAATTGAATCAATACAGGGAAAGGAATTCATATGCAAGGATGAGATATCCTGATGAGTATAAGAGAGTGTTATCAATTACGAAATTTGAAAGAGATCTTGTACAGAGTCCAAATGCGAAGAGCAATAAGAGATTCACCAATCAACCTATGTTAACGTATAGGTTTATTGATGCTTTCCCAATTACTCTTAACTCTGTTCCATTAACATATGAAGGTAGTACAATCACTCAAGTGTCAGTAACTTTTAGTTATCTACGACACACTGTTGAAAAACATGGAGAGGTTAGACTTACCATCTAAATAATCATACTGAGGTGCTACAAACATTATGCCTTTACCAAAAATTACTACTCCAACCTATGAGTTGGTATTACCTTCCTCTGGGAAGAAGATAAAATATCGTCCATTTCTTGTACGAGAAGAGAAGATACTAATTCTTGCAATGGAAAGTGGAGATCAGAAACAAATTACTGATGCCATTAAAACAACTTTAAAATCTTGTATTACCACAAGGGGAATTAAAGTTGATGACCTACCAACATTTGATATTGAATATATCTTTCTGAATATTCGAGGAAAGTCAGTTGGAGAAGCAATTGATTTAGTTGTGACATGTCCCGATGATGAAGAAACTCAAGTCGAAGTCAAAATTTATATTGATGAGATAAAGGTTGATAAACCAAAGGAGCATAGTCGTGATATTAAATTGGATGATACGTTGACATTAAGAATGAAGTATCCTTCTCTTAATGAATTTGTTAAGACTAATTTTGATTTTGGTGGAGAAGATGCTGCACAAATTGAACAGTCATTTGAAATCATTTCATCATGCATTGATGTAGTTTATAATGAAGAAGAGTCTTGGGCAGCTGATGACTGTACTAAAAAAGAATTGACTCAGTGGATGGAAGGATTAAACTCTGGTCAATTTAAGCAGATTGAGTCTTTCTTTGAGACGATGCCTAAGTTATCCCATACAATTAAAGTAAAAAATCCAAACACAAAAGTTGAAAGTGACGTGACGTTGGAGGGTCTAACGAGTTTTTTCGTTTAATTATGGCTCATATTGATCTTGAGTCATATTATAAACTTAACTTTTCGTTGATGCAACACCATAAATACTCACTAACTGAGATTGAAAACATGATGCCGTGGGAACGAGAAGTATATCTCGGTCTTTTAAATCAATACATTGAAGAGGAAAATTTAAAAGCACAACAGGCAAATAGGTAGATGGCAATTTCTCCATTCTTTAAACCAACAAAAGTAATTAGACCTGCAGGAGGAGGTTTGATTAGTGCTGCAAAGAATAATATTAGATCATTACAGACTAAAACGCAGAACATATCAGAACCCAGAAGTGATAATAAGTCTCAGAAGTTTGGAGCAGCATATACAAATTTCTTTGGTTCTAAGAAGACAGTAAAGATACTACAAAAAAATCTAACAGCAATTAAGAAATCTCTTGCTTCAACCTTTGAGATTGCTATTGCATTGAGAAAGGCAATTGCTCAAACAGCAAAAGGTTTTGGTGGTGGAGGTAAAAAAGGTGGATTGTTTGGTGGACTTGGTGGTATATTAGGTATTGGTGGTGGTTTGATTGGATTGATTGGTGGACTTGCTAGTATACTTACAAATCCGTGGGTGTTAGGGATACTTGGTGCAGGTTCGTTGCTTGCAGCTATTAAATTGGTAACGGGTAACGGTCAAGTTGAAAGATTTTTGAGAGAGTTTATTAAAGATTCATTAGCAGAGTCAATTTTTCCAGGAATTAATGACAATCAAAACACAAATGAACTGCAAATGGATCAAACTATAGATGAACTTGGTTCTTCGGATGCACTTGCTGTTTTTAAAGCAAGATTGGCATCGTTGAAAGAAGAACGAGGATTTGGTAAGTGGAATTGGTTTAGTGATAGTAATAAAGAAATCAGAGATTTGAAGTACAAAATTGGTGTAATGGAAACAGCAGGTGTGAAACCTGGTGAGATGTCTGGTAGTAAATTTGAAAATAATGTTTCTAATTTTGGAACAAAGGTAGAAAATAGGGCGAATTTGGAGAAGGAATTTAAAACTAAAAGAGATGAAGCAGGACTGAAAGTATTAGATGATAGAATGGCTGCTATGCCAGAAGATCTTAAGGATATGATCTTTAATGATCCCACTAATCCCAGATTAAAAGCATATAATGCTGAAACTACTAGACAGTATGATGCAGTACAACAGGCAATCAGAGATGATTACTTACCTAAAATTACAAATACAGAAGTACAAAATAAAAATAAAGTTAAGGAAGTATCTTCAGTTAATAAAAATAACAATGCTATGGGTGGTACGGTAATTCCATATGAGATTGGGAATAAATCTGGTGCTGTTAATAGTGGTCAAACTTTAAAAAATAGTATTGGAGATACTACTACTGGTTCTGATATTGCTTGGTTTAATTCTAGAAACACTGATATGTATGGGTGCTTTAAAACAGCAGCAGAATGTAATATAACAGTATGAAGTTAAAAATAAAACCTACTAAGAATACTGTTGCTCTTAGAAAAGTAAAGTTTAGGAAGGAGAGTGACTTTAATAAGTTCTTAAAGATAGTATCTAAGAATACTAAGGAGTTGCAAAGAATTAAGTTACCATCAAAGAGTGATGTAAAAAAGAAAAGTGGATTTAATTTATTACCATTACTTGCATTGGGGGCTTTGATTGCTGCTCTTCTCAATAAAGGTAAAGGTAGTGGAGATGATGATGGTGTTAGTGGAGGTGATGGTATTATTAGTGGTGGTGATAAAATTGATTCTACTTCTAATGTTTTAAGGAAAAGGACAATGAATAATACTAAAAATGATAAAAAGAATAGAAGGAAAATTGATCTTAGGAGAAAGAGTAGAAGAAAGAAAAGATTACTTAAAAGGATTAGAAATAAAAGAAAGATTGATCTTAAAAATAAGAGGAAAACGAATACCAAAACAAAAACTAAAACAAAAATAGAAACTAAAACTAAAACTAAAATTAAGGTTGGAAAGAATGATATAAAAAACCAACTAAAGCAAAAAAGAAAACTTCAAAAGATAACAAGAGAGACGTTGAAAGCATCAAAATTGCTTGGTGCTGCAGCTAAAAGTCCTCAAGCTCTTGCTGGAGCATTGATTGTTAATGATATTATGAACAATCCAGTGGCTGATGGTACTATGGATGCTCATCTTGCTTATGAAAAGCAATTACAAAAGGAGAAGTTCAAAACACAAGCAAATAAACAAAAGGATCTTATTAATAAAGAGATAGATCAGTTGATATATACTAGATCACAACTTGATGTTAGTGATCGTAGAACTTATCAACACTTGACTGCCAAGATTGAAGGACTATTGGTTAAGTCTGCAGCAATTACACCAAAGGCTATAGAACAACAATACATTAAAAAATCATCTGAAAATCCAGTTATATTATATCCAATAGATTCACAAAAAGTTCAACCAATAATTAATGCACCAACTTCTAATCAACAATCCCAGTCACAATCGCAAGCAGGTAATGATGTAGTTGGTGGTCAATCTGATTCATTAAATATATCAGAACTATTATTACTCAATAAACTCTCTCACTAATGGCAGAAGCACTATCGGCACTAAAATATCATTATCTGATGCTCGAATCCGTAGATGGATCAAAGAGAGTTGACTTGACTAATGCTGTTCAATCTACAGATTACTTTGAAGATATCTTAGAACCAACTGTAAGTATGACTCTACAGATAATGACGAACTTAAATCTCGTCAGTAGTTTACCGATACGTGGTGGCGAGAGAGTCGCAATGAGTTATGAAACAGCATCAGGAACATTCACTTTTGGAACTGAAGATGGTGAGGGAGATGATGATAATTCATTGTATGTTTATAAGGTAAGTAATTTATCTGCACAAGGACAATCCGAAACTTTTACTTTGAATTTAGTTTCAAGAGCATTTATTTCAAATGAAACGTCAAGATGTTATAAGAAATATTCTGAGGACAATACAATTGATACTCATGTTAAAAGTATTCTCACGGATCAATTGAAAATTTCTGATGATAATATATCTGAAATAGAAAAGACTAGTAATAGATTTGGATTTTATGGTAATAGTAAGAAACCATTTCACATATTTCAATGGTTATCACCAAAGGCTTTGTCTGCGAGTGGAGTCAAGGGAACATCTGGTGAGGATGGAACTAAGAATGGAAAGGCAAAAGGAACTGCAGGATTTTTATTCTTTGAAAACAAAGATGGTTTTAATTTTAGAAGTATTGATAAGATGGTTGTTGATACCACAACAAAAGATGTTGGTTCCAATAAAAAGAAAAATAAGAAAGTAACCAAATACTTCTGGACATCATTGGGTTCTGTAGAACATAATAAATTAGAGAATAATCTTAGGATTCTTAAATGGAAACTAGATAAGAATATTGATTTGAGAAAGTCATTGACAGTTGGAATGTATTCCAATCGAACTGTCTTTTATAATACGAGAAGTCAGAGAGTATCAGTGTATGATTATAATCTGAAGGAAGAACTTTCAACTAAGTTGGGTGGAAATGATTTATCAGTTCCAATTGATAATATGTCTAGACAAGTTGTAAGGACTTCTGATCATGGAGTTACAAGTTTAGATGTAAATAAAACTTCTGGAAGAGATGATGCTGATATGGCAAAATCATTCTCCAGATATAACTTATTGTTTACACAAGCACTAAATATCCTTGTACCGTGTAATATAAACCTTAAGGTAGGTGATATTATTGCATGTGAGTTCCCTGCTTTAAAGCAAGGGCAATCAACTGAAGTAGATCATGAAGCAAGTGGTAAGTATCTTATTAAGGAGTTACGTCATCACTTTGCTATCAGTCAGAGCACTACCTCACTTAAGTTAATTAGAGATTCCTATGGGTTCTCTTCACCAGAAAAAAGTTAGGAGAAATTATGTCAGAAATCAAACACGATTTAGACCACGAAGTTTACTTAGATCCAAAGGATCATAAGGAACATGTTAATCATGGAATGTTGGAGTACACCGAAGCAGATCTGAAAGATGTTCATGCAGATTATGATAAGTATCATGAGGGTGATGTAGTAGACAAGAATGATGGTGCAATCAATGACTATCATACAAGACATCAAGATCAACATCTTGAAGTGTATTGTGATAACCATCCAGATGCCTTTGAGTGTAGAGTATACGACGAATGATAGACGAATCTTTATTTAAATCTAATCAACTCGGAAGAGATGGGTTTACTTGGTGGATTGGCCGAGTAGCCCATTCTGATGTTTGGAAAAAACAAGCACAGGAAGATGGTAAAAAAGGAGATGGACTCCAAAGAGTAAAGGTTAGAATTATTGGATACCATCCTTGGGATAATTCATTACCTGAATCGGATCTTCCTTGGGCTCATATTATGAATGACCCAATCGTTGGTGGAGGAACTGGAGCTCGTGGAGAGACCCATGCCTTGAGGGGTGGGGAAACTGCAATGGGTTTCTTTTTGGATGGAGAAGAAGCACAGCAACCAGTGATTATGGGATTGCTTGATCGTCCTGCTTCAGTGGATACAAGTATTACTGAGGATGAACTTAAGAGTAATGATAGTAATGCATTTGAGGTATGGACAGGTCATCCAGATAATGATGTTGATGCACATGCAATAGATGCAAAGCATACTAAATTAAATGAACAGGGAACCGTTGCTATTAATAAGAATGGTAATTTCAGTGGAAGTAATGCAACTACAGCATTTGAGGCAACGACAACGAAATATACTACAATGGATGATCCATGTAGAAAGAACTCAATTGGTAAGATAACTCTAGCACTTCAGAATTTTATTGCATATACTCAGATGCTTGAGCAGAATGCTGGTAAGTGGGTGAATCCAATTACTAATGAGATTGTGAATATGAAGCATCAACTTACTAAACTTAAAAAGCAAGTCTCTGGCATTCTAAAAGGTATTATAAATCGAGTTAAGAAAAAAGTTATTGGTAAACTCACTAAAATATTTGGTGATTTCTTGGGTCTACTTAAAATTACACCTGCAGGTGTAACAGCATTTATTAATGATTCAATACTACAGAAAGGTTTAAAAGGTATTGTTGCATTAATTTATTGTGTTTTTCAAAAAGTAATTGGTAATATTGGAAGTTTTATTTTTAATATGTTCCAAAATTTACTTGGAAGATTAATTAATGGCCCAGTTTGTGCTGCAGAACAATTTGTTTCAGGTCTTCTTGCAAAAGTTTTTGATAAACTTGAGGGTTTATTGAATCCAATTTTAAAGGGATTGCAATGGTTGACTGGTGGGTTGGGTAAAGTTCAAGGTTTTCTTAGAAATGTTAGTAGTTTAGCATCAGCAATTTATAGTTTTATTGGATGTGATGAATTCAAATGTACAAAACCTTCTCAATGGATATCTTCTGTTAATGGTGTAATTCCAAAACCACCAGACAATTGGGAGAAACAAGTGAAGAGTATGAATATCTTTACTGGTATAAGTTCCAGTCTCACTAATATTGGAAAGAATCTTGAGGATGCAATCTCTGGTATTGGAGGAGATGATGAGGAAACTGTATTGAGTAAAGATTATAATGGAACTCCTGTTAAGGATCTTCTTTCTAGTGTCGATACCTTGACTGGAGGAGATTCTTCTGCTAAACTAGATAAAGGTCTTGGTTCAATTGAATCTGCTGTTGCTACTATTACATTATTTGGTGGAAAGAATTCCATCTTTGATGCATGTAATAAGAGAAATGATAATCCTACTGATCAAGATGACATCTCTCCTGCATATCCTGGATATGTTTATCCTAAATGTATTCCACCTAAAGTGGAAGTTACTGGAGAGGGAACTGGTGCAGATCTAAAAATTATTGTTGGAAATGATAGTAGAATATTCTCTATTGAAGTTCTGAATGGAGGTAGTGGATATACTGATAATGTATCAATTAGTATAATTGATAATACTGGTCATGGTGGCGGTGCAAATGCAAGAGCAATTATAGATGATAATGGTACAATCACTCAGGTCGTTCTTTTGGATCGTGGTTATGGATACTGTAGTAATACCGTTGGTCTTACTACGAGTGTTGTTGGAATCGTGACGAGCATTTATATTATTAGACCAGGAATAGGTTTCACTGGTGGTGATACAATTGGTATTGGTAATAGTAATTTCCCAATTACTATAACACCAGGTGGATCGATTGTTGACGTTACTGTTCCATTTGTTCCAGATCAGTTTGGAACTGCTCCAGGTATTAAAATAAATAGTGATACTGGATACGGAGCAGAATTTATTCCAGTGATGTCATATAAAGATCTTTCTATTACTGATGATGGTGCAGAGACCAGAAGGAAGAAACCATTGATTGGTATCACAAGTGTAATTGATTGTCCATAGGAGGTAAATTATGACAGAACAAGAGATGGAACAAATAGTAAGAGATGAAGCTAGACAAGTCTTTAAAGATTACTATCGTAGAGGATTTCCTGGATTCGAGATAACGTCTGGTGGTGATACTACTGGTCATGGAGAAGCAGAGTATTGTATGACCACAAAGAGTGCTCAAGGTTTGCATTTTTATAAGCAAGGAAATATGAAGATGCGAGCAATTAAATCAATGGAATTATATACAGGCGATAGTGAAGATGTAAGACCTGAAAGTCTTGCATTTAAAGTACATGCTGAGAATGGTAGTATTATAATTGAAGCATTGAGTGGTGATCTTACTTTGAGGGGCGAGAATGTTACCATTGAAGCTACTGGTGCAGACACAGAAAGTTCAAGACCACAGGGTCAAATTAAACTTATATCGGAAGGTCAGACATCAGTAGAATCTGGAGAAAAATTAGAACTGGAAGGAAGTGGTGTAGACATAAGAACAGAACTAGATCTTTCAATATATGGTGGTAGTGCTGTTGATTTGCACTGTGCTTCTGCTCCAGTTTCACTTTCTTCTGGTACGGATAGTCCTCTTGCAGGTAGTTTAATGGATAAGATTATAAATGTTGTGGATAAATTCAAATCATATTATTAATAGATTGATATGTCAATAAGACAAGCAGAGATACAGACTGGCGCACTTCATGTAGGAACACCAGACCTTTCAAAATTAAGTCTTCCAAATGTTCTACCTACAGGGACATTAACATGTCCTGGATTGACTATTTTTGGTTTTAGTTTACCAGGAATTCCACGAGCAGCAGTTAGTATTGGCCCACCAGCAACAATACCAGGATTATCATTACCATTTTCCCTTGAGGTTCTTGGTGTATCTAATTTTGTGGGTGCTACCAATCAACTTGGATTGTATACGTGTACTGGAGCATCATTCTTTAATGGAGCACATACCGTAACAGGTTTCCATAAAGTGACTGGTGCTGCAAAGTTTACTGGTGCAACTAGTTTTACTGGGGCTACATTTGCTGTTGGTTTATTCGTTGCACCAAAAGCAGTTATCAACAGACAGGCATGGAAAGGATTTGATATAGAACATCCCAAAAAGAAAGGACATAGGGTAAGACATGTCTGTGTAGAAGGTCCAGAGGCAGCAATATATGTAAGAGGAAAAGTAAAGGATAGTGAAACTATAGAACTTCCAGAGTATTGGGATGGGTTGGTTGATTATGATAGCATTACAGTATCTTTGACTCCTGTAGGAAAGACACAACACCCATACGTGAAGTCTGTAGATAAGAATAAGATAACTATTAGTAATAGAAGAGGAGATGAGTGTTTGCCATCATGCTATTATGAAGTATGGGCTTCTAGAATTGATGGAGAACCTTTGGTTGTTGAGTATGAAGGAGAGTCACCAAAAGACTATCCCAAAGACCCTGAACAATTCTCTATTGCTGGATACGATTATGGAAGAGGTGTATCATGACAAGAAGATTAGACATCATTGCAAAATGTAATGATGAACTTACATTGATAACGGAGCAGATTCAAGCTATCAATGAGATACAGATGCCTGAATCGGAAGCGAATATACAACGTCTTCTTCCAGTAGCAGCAAAATTTGATAAGACAGTTGCTGATATGACAATACCTGTCAATGCTTTAGTGAGAGAACTACAAGTTCTTAGTAATCTTATCAGTGCTGGTGGTAATACTGGTTGTGGAAGTAAAGATGGTGATGGTGATCCTATTGGAACTAGTGTAAGTTATGATGTTGTTCAGGGCGGTAGGAATGATTGTGAAGACCTTACTCACGTTGGTCAGACACCATATTCAACAGGGGTATTTGGTCCTGCTACTGACATGACTACAGGAACAAATCCTACAACAATAATTACAGGGAATTTGGGAAAAGGTATTGATACTAGAATCGGTGCAACTGGAACTTTCTTAGCACAACAGAGTGATTCTACTGATGATGATGGTGATCCTTGTGTGATTACGAATGGTGATTCATATGATACTTTATATCCTGGACATGTAACATCACCTGCTACCACTTATGCAGCAAGAAGAACTGCATTACTTGGTTTAATATCTGCCGAGAGAACCAAGAGAGATAACTATATGAATTCCTCAATTATTCATATAAAAGCAGAACTTCTAAAGGAATACGTTGAGAGATGGGCATCTGTTGCTGGAATAGATTCGTTGGAGAAGAGAAGGACTGCAGTGGAAGGAATTAAATTTCTTGCTGAAGATCCTAATCATGAAAGTTATTTTGCTTGACAGAATGATCTTTCTTTGTTATTATAGTTCAATAGTGTAGGTTTCCTATGGAGATTCGTAGAGATCAACTCAGAGAATTGCAGGATCTTCAGGATGATATGGCAGCATATTTTACTGATGAGAATCTTGTGAGTGGAGAAACCTATTGGACATGTGTAGAAGCTCTTGCTACTACTAAACTTGCTGAGTTAAGAGGAGAAATAATCTTTAGTGATGAATGAATAAATAACTTTTAGGTTTTATAAAAGAAATTAAGTGGCAATATTCCACACATACATTGATGATTCTACTCCTGGTGGAGAGGATGCTGTCGCTGGTATAGGTAGTGACACTCTTTATGGTGTATTTGCTAGTCGAGATTTTAAAGTTACTGGAATAAGTACATTCAGTGGTAGTACAGAATTTGAGAAGGTAAAACATTTAAAGGATAGTACTGGAGACATTGGAAATTCAGGTCAGATACTTTCTTCTACTGGTTCTGGAATTGATTGGATAAATTCCAATACTACTACTGTTAATGCTGCAAGTAATGTAGGAGTCAATGAAGATTCAACTGATGCTGAACAATGGTTAACATTTGTTGGTGCAAAGAGTGGTAATAATCCAATTAGAGCTGATGACGATTTAAGATATAATCCAAGTACAAATGTTCTTTCTGTTAAAGGTATCACTTTACCAGGTGATGATCAAAAGATATCAATAGGTGCTGATAATCCATTAGAGATTAAGCATGACTTCACTTCAGGTCAAGTAGAACTTAAGTCTGATGCTATTATCTCCATAATGAGTGGAAATAGTGTTGAGATTGAAGATGAGAGTGGTGGTAATATTGCTAGATTTGTTAAGACTACTGGATGTGAGTTATATCATAGAGTTGATGGTGCTGGTGTAGTAAGACTTGCAACCAGTGCTGCAGGAGTAACGGTAACAGGAACTGTTAGTGCTACTACATTTAGTGGAGCATTAACAGGTAATGCATCTGGTTCTTCTGGATCTTGTACTGGTAATGCTGCTACTGCAACAGCACTTGCTACAGCAGTAAACATTGGTGGTGTGTCATTTGATGGTAGTGCTGATATTACACCAGGAACTGCTGGTGGTCTAACTGGAACCCCAGATATTGAAGTTACAGATATAGACATTGCAGGATCTCTGACTGACAAAAATGATATCACAGGTACTGCTGGACAGGTTCTAACATCAACGGAAACTGGTGTTGCATGGGCAAATGCAGGAACTCTTGCAGCAGGAGCAGCAGCACAAGTAGCAGTTGGTAATGAAGTAACTGATACAAGTTGTTTTCCTGTATTTGGTATAAAAGCAACTGGTTCTGATATTGCTCTTAAAAGTAATGCTGGTTTAAAATTTGATTCTTCTACTGCTGCATTGGAAGCAGGATCATTCGTAAAGACTAGTGGAACCTCATCAGAATTCTTAAAGGCAGATGGGTCTGTTGATACTAGTACATATCTATCTTCACAAGTTCAGAGTGATTGGGATTCTAGTACTGCACCTGCTGCAATATTAAATAAACCTACATTATTTTCTGGAGCATATGGTGATTTAACTGGTAAACCAACTTTAGTAACTGCTTTTACAGGACTATCAGATACACCTGGTACTTTTATTGCAAGTAAGTTTGTTGCAGTTAAATCAGATGGAACTGGTCTGGAGTTTGTCAATAATCCCAATACTGATAACCAAAGAGGAATTGATACTACTCCAGTAGAGAATGAATCAACAGAATCAATTAGTTCTGGTTGGGCTTATGATCATAAGGAACTTGAAGGTAATAGTGCTCATGTTCCTGCAGCAGGAACTGGTAATGGAGGTAAATTCTTAGCTAATAATGGTAGTTGGCAAACTCCAAGTTATACTACTAATACTAATACAACTTATGGATTGCATTGTACACAGGATGCTGCTGGTAGTAATTCTTCTGACAATGATGATCCATACTTATGGTTAAATGCTTCTTCTGGAACTGATGATTCTGTTAAGATAGTCGGTGGAAATCATGTTGTTGTAACTAGAGATAGTGATGAGCAACTTACCATTTCTTCACTACCCACAAGCAGTGTAACTCTTTCTGGTACTAGTGCTCAGACTGTTAGTACAATTGCTTTGAGTGCTGCTTATTGTTCCGAATTTACTATGCATATTACACACAGTTCAAGCATACAAGCATGTAAACTTTTAGTTATGGATAATGGATCTACTCCTTATTGTACTGAATATGCTGTGATGTATAGTGGATCTTCTCTCGGATCATTTAGTTGTACTACTAGTGGTAGTAATATTCTTGTACAGTTTACTCCAGCTAATAGTGGTACAACAAGTGTTAGATTTATTACTCAACAGGTGACTTAATAAAATGATTGGTACTGAATCTACTGGTGGAACTACACCAGTTATAAATTATACTCCTCAAGCTATTGATGAGTATATTGTAGTTGTTAACTTACCAGAAGATTGGGAAACCGTTCATTATTATATTATTAATGAAAATGAAATAGATGGGATACCAAATAGAAAGATAGATTGTTCTAATGCACAAGAATTTTCATTGCGAACTGCAATCTATGAGATGAGTGCTGCAGAAGCAGATATTTTAAAGACACATGAGAAGGTAGAGTGTGTTGAATTAAATCCTGATAAGTATCCACAACCAGTGGATAATGATGCCAATAGGTTCAATAAACTTGTTGCATTTAATAAACCTATTATACCTGCCAATATGTTAGGTAATGCTTCTACAGTGCATACAAATGGAGTTCGTTCAAATTGGTCAATGTTGAATGTGGGTGATCCATCAAGTGAACCATATCAGGGTGAAGGAATTAATATTGTTGATACTGTTGATCGTGACTTGGAATATGTTGTTACTGGAAGTAATGTTGATGCAGTTATTATTGATAGTGGTGTGAGTGTTTTGCATCCAGAATTTTTAAAAAGTGATGGAACAACTAGAGTAAGAGATGTTATTCTTGATGGGCCAATGTTAGTGGATCCAGCTGCATTTAGTGGATATACAGGGAGTGTAACTATAGACGGTGTTAATATTGGTACTCGTGCTCAAGAAGCAAGAGCACGTTCTTGGTGGTCAACTACTTCAATAAGGTCTTCTACATTTCAAAGTCTTGGTACTGCATCAATAAGTTCTAGTTATACAAGAATACATGCACACAGTAAAAATGGAACTAATGCTATGACAAGTGGACATGGAACGGCATGTGCATCACAAATTGGTGGAAAATCATTTGGATTGGCATTTGAATGTAATTTATGGGGTATAAGAATTAGTTTTGGAGACGGGTTTATATCTGCTTCAACTGCATTAAATGTTTGTACGATATTTCATAATGCTAAAAAAGCATTATCATCTGATCCTGATCCTACACTAATAAACAATAGTTATGGTGTTACTAATGAAACTGCAAATAGTAGTGGTACTACTTATTATCATACTTATAGGGGGAGTAATACAACATATACTGGTAATGATTCCAATGTAAATCCACCATCTGGTTCTGGTGGATTGAGAAATCATAAGTATTTTACATATTATTCAGGTACTTCACCTACATATAACGCATATGGTGGAACTGGTCAGTATATGAATTCTGCTTCTACTACTAGTAGTGCTGCAGAAAATGCCATTGCTGCTGGATGTATTGTTGCTGCATCTGCTGGAAATAGAAATATGAAGATATCAGATAAAAATGATGTAGATTTTAATAACAAATATTATGGAACAAGTTCTTCATATTCTGGAGGTTCTTATACTAATCGGGTTGGTGGAGTTCAGAAAGGATTTTCAGGTGACCATGATCAGGGTAAAGGAACAATTAGGGTTGGTGCAATGGATTGTGCTGTGGAACCTGCTGATGAGAAGCAAGGTGCAACTGCGTATAGTATGAGAAAGGTTTGTTATTCTTCAAATGGCCCAATGGTTGATATTTTTGCTCCTGCTGAAATGAGTATGGCAGCAGGATACGCATCAGGTGAAAGTTATGCAAGATCAGATGATAGTAATTATTATGATAGATGGTTCAATGGAACAAGTTCTGCAACTCCAAATGCTTGCTCTGTTATAGCACTTTATTTGGGTGTAAATAGATCTGCAGATCAAAGTGCAACTAGATCATGGTTGACAGGAACAGCATGTAAAACTAATTTACTATCTGATCCTTATCCTGGTGTGAATGATACTGGTTATTGGTCTCTTAATTATAACGCTTCAACTGATTCAGCAAGTTTAAATAGATCTTATAATTTTCGTGGTAATGGTAATTTGAGAGGTGCTCCAAATCGTACATTATTTAATCCATATGAATCTGGAACAGCAACTGAATACACATTAACTGGACCATTAAATGTTACTGGTTCATTAAACATTACAACATAAATATTTAAAAAATAATTATGGCAACCAAGGCATTTGGAGTAAAAGAATTAAAGATAGATGGTAGTGGTACTCCTACCATTGAGAGTCCTAGTGGTGGAAATCTTAATTTAACTGCTGCGACTTCTATATTCAGTGGTCATATTTCATTGGGGGATAGTAAGATAATTAAATTGGGTGCAGCCCCAGACATGTCTATATTTCATGATGGTACTAATGGTAGTATAAATGTTGCGACTGGTTCATTAACAACTCGTGTTAAGGATACTGCTGGTAAGGGATTTTACATAGAAGATCCTAATGGTGGTACTGCTCAGACAATAGCAAAGTTTGAGAAGAACGCAACTGGTGGTGCTGGTCGTTGCGAATTGATGTATGCAGGATTAAAGAAATTTGAAACTACTTCTGCAGGTGTAACTATAACAGGAGATTTAAATGTTACTGGTAGTGGGGGAGGAGGTGGTGGTAGTACTACTTTCATAGGACTTACAGATACTCCTAGTAGTTTTACTGCAAGTAAGATGCTTAGAGTTAATTCTAGTGGTAATGCTATTGAATTTAGTGATGTTGAGGCACTTACTATTTCTACTGCTGAATCTAGTGATGATAATAATGCATACAATATTCCATTTTTAACTTCAACAGGTGCTGGTGGAGCTCAAAAAGGACTTCAAGTAGATAACGGTGGTTTATGGTTTAATCCAGGAACAAATTACTTTGGATGTCAGAATATTGTACTTGGTGGTTCAAGTAATTTTGCTGGATCCATGACTGTATGGAATAGTTCTGGTAGTAAGTTTGGTCAAATAAATGGTATTGGTTTTGGTATAGGTGATAATTCAAGTTCTACAACTAATGTTATTATAGGTCAGACTGATACTGGTTCAACTATTGGTGGTATGAATGTTGGACTTGGCTATCAGGTTTTACAGGGTAGTGGTGCTGCATCATATAATGTTGCAGTTGGTTTTCAGGCATTGATGGGTAATGATGGGGCATATAATATTGCATTAGGAGATAATGCTCTTAGTGGGTCTGGTTCTTATAATATTGGAATAGGAAGACAGGTTGGTCATCAAATAAATGGAGCCCAGTTGAATATTTTTATGGGATATCAATGTGCAAGATTAGCAACTAGTATTGGGCATTCTTTTGTTGCTGGATATAATGCTTTAGACTCCATAACGAATGGATTGATGAGTGGTCAGTCTGGAACTGGTAATAATTATGGTCATATTGCTATTGGATACAATTCTCAAAAGGAATTTCAAGGAGTCGATGCAACTGGTTCTCCTAATATTGCAATGGGAATATTTACTTTGGAAAATAATGTTCAAGCTGGACACAATATAGCAATTGGTAATGCTGCATTGCGATATTTGGGTAAAGATATGACCAGTACCAGTAATACTGGTGGGTACGGAAATATTGCTGTTGGTACATATGCATTACAAGGTGGATATAGTGGTACTTTTAATAGCACCTCTACATTTAGAGGTGATTATAATGTTGGTGTAGGCTGGGGTGCTCTTCAAAATCTAACAAGTTATACTTCTGATAAAAATACTGCTGTTGGGGTGGAAGCAGGTCGATACATATCGACGGGAAGTAATAATATCTGCATTGGTAATCAAGCAGGACTACAAGCTTCTCCTTCAGGTCAACTGACAACCAACTCCAATATTATTTGTCTTGGTAATGATAGTATTTCTGCTCTATATTGTGCCGATACAAGTATATCGGATTCAGACTCTAGAGATAAAACTGATGTTGTTAACTTTACACATGGATTAAATTGGGTTAATCAATTGAATCCTGTAACATATCGTTGGGATAAACGTACTTGGTATGGAACAGGAGTTGAAGGAGCATCAGATGAATTTTTAGGAACACCAGATGGTAGTAAAAAAGCATCTAAAGTTAACATAGGATTCTTAGCTCAAGATGTTTTGACTATTGAAGGTAATCCTAATAAAGATAATATGTTAATTGTAAATTTAAACGAAAATGAAACAAGATACGGTCTTAAATATGAACGCCTAGTTCCCGTGCTTGTGAATGCAATCAAAGAATTATCTACAAAGAATGATGCACTCGAAGCGAGGATAGCGGCCTTAGAATCTTAATGATTAGAAACCACTTTAGTAATGATATAAGTGATCGGATTCTTAATATTGTTGGAGATATTATTCCAACAATAAAGGGTGATTATAAGTGTTTTAATAAAACTGGTCGTGATTGGGAGTATAATTTATCCAAAGAGTATCTTGATGGGATTCAGAAACCACTTAATGTTAGTGAGAATAAATGTTTTTTTAAATTCGATAAGGTATTAGTTAGAGATAGTTTAGTTCCTATGATTCAGGAACTGTATCCTGATAAGAAGATAAAAACCAGTGGACATTTTCATTATCCAGATAAAGGTTACATGGGTTGGCATACAAATTGTAAGAGACCATGTAGAAGAATGTATATTACATATGCATCCGAAGATAAGAAATCATTCTTTAGATATCTTAAGGATGGAGAGGTGATTACTGATTATGATGACAAAGGAATTACTATTCGTGAATTTGATATACCTAAACCTCCAGATTATTTCTGGCATTGTGTGGGGAGTGAATGTGATAGATATAGTTTTGGATTTAGGATAAAGGATGTTTCGGAAACTAAATAGAATTTAATATGATTTACTGAAACCAAAATCGACTTTTAATTCCAAAAATCGGGCAAAAAAAACTCAGGTATTTTTTTGGTGAAATACCCTTTTTAATTAACTTTGATAAATAAATCAGAAGAAAAATTAGTGTGCTAATACAATGCCTCTTTCTAGGTTAGAAAACTTTCTGATTAATACGGATGGAAATATTCTTTATGTTAATCCATCTGACTTGGATTCAACAGATAGTTTTGATAATAAAGGTAATTCGTTAACCAGACCTTTTAAAACAATCCAAAGGGCATTGTTAGAGGCTGCAAGGTTTGCCTATCAGTCAGGTCAAAATAATGATAGGTTCGATAGGACGACTATCTTACTATATCCTGGTGAGCATATCATTGATAATAGACCAGGACTTTCCATTGCAGAAGATAGTGGAGTAAAGTATTATGATGTCACAGGGTCAGTAGAAAGCACGAGTGCAACATATTTAGATTTAAGTAATTCAACAATTTTTGATTTAAATAACTCTGATAATATTCTTGCTAAGTTTAACTCAGTACATGGTGGAGTTATTGTACCTAAAGGTACATCGATTGTTGGTCTTGATTTAAGAAAGACAAAGGTAAGACCACTTTATGTTCCAAATCCTGATGTAGATGATAGTAATGTAGCAAGATCAGCAATATTTCGTGTAACTGGTGGTTGTTATTTCTGGCAATTCAGTATTTTTGATGCAAATCAAGCAGTATATTACAGTAAGAACTTTAATGAGAAGAGAAATCCTGCAATATCTCACCATAAATTAACTGCATTTGAGTATGCGGATGGATTAAACAAAGAAGATTTAACTGGAACCAGTGATCTTCAACAGTATTACTATAAGTTGATGAATGCTTATGGTGCAAATACTGGTAATAGAACTATACCTAATTTCCCAACGTTTAAGGATTTTGAACCAAATACTTCTGAATTTAAAATTGTTGGTGATCTTAGATCTGATGATAATACGATACAATCATTAACATCTAGTGGAACAGTTGCGACTGTTACTACAATAAATGCACATGGTCTGACAGTTGATGATCCTGTTCGTATTGCTGGTATCAGTTCTACTCTTTATGAAGGAAGTTATAGAGTATCTGGAATTAGTAGTGAGAGACAGTTTAGTTATGTGTTACTTGATGATGCAAGTGATGATGTAATTAATCCTACTTCTTCTTCTAAAGTCGTTATTGAAGCTGATAACGTAACAGGTGCATCACCATATATCTTTAACTGTTCATTGAGATCTGCTTATGGTATGTGTGGAATGCACTGTGATGGATCAAAGGCAACTGGATTTAAGTCTATGGTTGTTGCTCAATTTACTGGTATTGGACTACAGAAAGATGATAATGCATTTGTAATCTATAATAAGACAACTGGAGATTATGACACAAGTGCTACCGTAGGTTCTGGTGTTAAGAAACCACTTTATATTAATCAGGATGCAACTTATAGAACTAGGTATAAGAACTATCATATTAAAGCAACCAATGATGCTGTAATTCAAGCAGTATCAACATTTGCTATTGGATTTGCGAATCATTTCGTATCAGAGTCTGGTGGTGAGCAGTCTATTACAAACTCTAACTCAAACTTTGGTGCTAAAGCTTTAATTTCTCATGGATTTAGAAAGAATTCATTTGATCGTGATGATACAGGTTATGTTACTCATATTGTTCCACCAAAAGATATAGAGAATACGGAAATTAATGTTATTTGGAGACTCTTGAATCCTTCATTGATGGCACAAAATATTGGTGCTGGAGGAACATCTAAATTGTATATTGATGGTGCAACAGATAAAGATAATCCACCAAATAATATTACTAATGGATTTAGAGTCGGTTCTCAGAAAGGTGAGAAAGTTTATCTTGATACTCTTGCTGGTGGTGCAAATGTTACCTATGAAAGTCCTATCTTAATGACAGCACCTTCTGGTGAAGGTCCAAGTGCGGAGAAAAGATTCAATGTTGCAAGAACAGCAACACATACTAATAATATTACTTCTAATCAATTAACATTAGTTGGTACTCATAACTTCTTTACTGGAGAATCTGTAAGGGTTTATAGTGATGATGGTAGAGTTCCAGATGGTTTGGAAAATGGAAAGTTATATTATGTTGTTAGTACTGGTGCAAGTACTATTAAATTGGCAACTACATTCAACAATGCTCTTGCTACAACCCCTGTAGTTACTATTAGTAATCAGAAAGGTGGTGTTTTAAGTCTAGTAAGTAGAGTAACTGATAAGTTGCCTGGTGAATTTGGTCATCCAATTCAGTGGGATACTGGTAAGTCTAATTGGTATATTACTGGTACAGATACAACAACTACTAATTCAATCTATCAAGGAATTGTTGGATTCTCTACAGATATTGCATCAAATAACTCCTCATTGTATGTGAGAAGAGTACCTGAGACTCGTGCTTTATCTGATCGTATTTACAAATTACGTTATGTTATTCCTAGCAGTTATACTGATACCATTGCTAAGAAACCAGAAAAGAATTATGTCCTTCAAGAGTCAAAAAGTGTTGGAGAAGAACCTACAATTCAAAATGTAATTTCTAATCGTAACCCAAGAATTATTTCAGGTATTAGTACTGATACTGCAAATGCCTATCAGGCCAATGTCGTTTCTGAAACTCCACATGGACTTAGTATTGGAGATAAAGTTCGTATTAAGAATGTAAAGAGTTCTACTAATACAACTGGAGTACAGGATGAAGGTTATAATGGTTATTATTCAGTAACAAAAGTAACATCAACAAGAGGTTTTAGTTATATAAGTTCAAATCTTGGTGGAACATTTGATGATAACATTCGTAACTTACGTGTTGCTGGTGGTCAGGGATCATCTTTACCAGCATTTGAGAGAAATGAGTATGATACAACATATACTATTCAAGAAGTAGACACACTTCAGGACTATGTTTCTGGTAGTCAGGATGGAATCTATTATCTAACTTGTTTACTTGGTAATGTTAAACCAACAGTATCTGAGTATTCAAATCTTAAGTTTAAACAAAACATTACTCAACTTTACCCTACAGTTGATAAGGATAATGCAACTAATGACCCTCAACAATCAGTAACTGCTGCTTCTAACAGTCTTATTGGTAAGGTTGTTGTTAATGATCCTTTGAATAGTATTACAAAAGAAACAGCAATTAACTATCTAAGAGACAATAGAGTTGGATATGCGGTTACCTTTGCAGAGAGTAAGCATTCTGGTATAACAACTGTATTCTCTGACACTAATCATAGTTTAAACGGTGTTACCAATGTTTCCATCACTGCACAAGGTGCTGGATATTCACCATCATCTGGTGTTGGAACTGAATATTATAATGTAAATTTAGTTGGTACTAATATTGTTGGTGATTCAGCAACTGCAAATGTTATAGTAAGTACTGCTGGAACAATTACTGCGGTTCAGATTGTAGACGGTGGTTCTGCATTTGGTATTGGTAATACAATGGTTGTTTCTGTGCCTGGTCTAACTGGTGTTACGGCAAATTCTATTGTTCAGGTGACAGGTATTAGTAATAATATTGGTGATGTTGTTCAAGTTATGGGTGTTGGTACTCTTGATGATAGAAATAATGGATATGATGGTGCGTATAAGATAACAAGTATACCAAGTGCTAAGTCAATTACTTATACAAATGTTCCAGTAGGGCAAACTACAGGATCTAATGTTGGTATCTACACTGGACCTGTAGGTGTAACAACTGGTATTTTCTTTGTTACTGATGAATCAGTTGGATTCTCAAATATAGTTGGTGTTGCTAACACTTCAGTTGCTGGTATTGTTACTGTTACGACTAATAAGGCTCACGGTTTATCTGTAGGTAATAGGATTCAGATTGCTGGTCTTGTGGGAACTGCAGCAACCGTTTATAATGGATATAATTTTATTGTTAAGGAAAAGGTTGGACTAACTACATTTACATTTAATTCTACCATCGGTATTCCTACAACTGGAGAAACTGGTGGAGAAGTCTATAAACTTGGTCTTCAATCATATGGACAAAGTGATTCACTAGAACTAGAAAATATTTCTGAGAATCTAATACCTCTAACTTCAGGTATTAGTACCACAATGTCTGCTGGTATCAATACTGCTAACACTAATACTACTTTATCACTAAGCAGTTATGTTGGAATGAGCACTGGTGATTTCTTGCAGGTTGATAATGAAGTAATGAGAATTAAGAGTAAGTCTCTTGCGAATGGTAATGATGTAACTGTTATTCGAGGTGTATTAGGAACCAAGTCTGTTTCTCATGAGAATGGATCAGTTGTTAGAAATATTAAAGTAGTTCCATCAGAGACTCATAGATTCTCTAGTGTTCGTGCTTCTGGTCACACATTCGAGTATGTTGGTTATGGGCCAGGTAACTACTCAACTGCATTACCACAAAAACAAACAAGAGCATTAACTGTTGAAGAAGAAATACTATCTAATTCTAAGGAAGAGAATGGTGGTGTTGTATTTTACTCTGGTATGAATGATCGTGGTGATTTCTTTACTGGAGAAAGAGCAACTGCAAGAGAGAATTTCCTTGGAGAACTTACAGATGATTCAGCAACAGCAACATTTGATGATGTTTATATAAGAAATACATTACGTGTTGGTGGTGGTCCTAATCGTAACTTACCATCTGAGTTTAGTGGTCCTGTTAACTTTACTAATAAGTTAACATCTACTTCATTGGAAGGTATTGAAGCACTTAAGATAGCAATTAAGGGAACCGCACTCAATAATCCATACTTTGTAGTTGGTCCAGAAGCAAACCCTTCATTTGTCATTAACAAAGCAAGTCAGTTTGTTGGTATTAAGACTGCAACACCTGCATACGAGTTGGATGTTAATGGATCAATTCGTGCTAATGTTTATGAGAACTTTAAATTAAGTGATTTACCTGTAGGTGTTGATGAAGAAGTTACTTTCGGTAGAAATAAAGTTCTTAAAGTTAATAATGCTGGAACAGGTTATGAACTAGTTGACCCACATGAATTGGATGCATATAGATTAAGAAGTTATAATATTAGTAATGATGGTTCCGTCTATTCAGGTATGGGAGCAATTGTTGATAGTAAATTGACAATTAGTGGTATATCAACTGCTAAATTTAATATTGGTGAAAGAGTTAAGATGTTTGGTGTTACCAAATCTTCTGATAGCGTAACTGTTTCTGATCCTATAGTTGGAAGTACTGTTAATATTACACAGGTTCCGACAGCTGGTGCTGATACCACAATGACATATTATTACTGGCAAGCACAGTATCATTATAGAAATGGTAAGGTTGGTATTTCTTCTCAGATTTCTCCGACAGGAAATTATTCTGGAGGTGCAACTGCAGCAAGAGCAGGAGTTGCTAACACTACTTTAGATAATTTCAATGATGTAAATCATAATGTTCTTAATCTAAGTAGATCGGATGCTAATCATGGTCTTTTAATCTATCGTCAAAATTATACTGGTTCGGGAACTGCATCAAATGCAGATCGTGGCCAAGCAAAATTGATTGCTGTTTTGGGACAAAAGGAATTGGGTTCTGATACTGCTAATATTTCATGGAAAGATTATGGAGTTTATGAGCAAACAGAATGGTCTGCTAAAGGAACTGTTAATGAATTTGTTGGATTCCATACAAGTACTGTTGCAAGCAATCAAATTCACTTCCCATGTATTGGTACAGAAGGACAAAGAAGAGGATGGGATATTGATTCAGTTACTGCAATAGGATCTAATTCTATTACTGTAAGTGGTAATTATCTACTTAATGGTGTAGTTGGATTTGGAACTACTGCAGTTGTTAAAGTGGTTCATGAGAATACTAAATCACTTACTGAAGCAATTGCTGATACTGTTGCATCGGGTGGTAATTATCTAGATCTTCCTAGTGGAACATACTTATCAAATCAGATTGTAATTCCTACAAACTTTACTCTTACTGGTGAAGGTAAGAATACATTCTTGAAGCAACAATATTATGCAACTGATGCTACAGATCTAGGTAGTTCTGGTGGAACTACATTACCTTTTGATGGAACCTTTATTGGTATTGGTACAACACTTGGTAAGGATGTTACAATATCCAATTTAACGATTGATGGTAACGGTAGTAATAACCTTACATTTGTACAAGATGTAGACAATTATCTTGTTTATATGAGATATATTGATTCTGCACTATTCAAGGATATTGAAATTAGAAATAGTCCAGGTAGTGGATTATACCTTAGAGATTCTAATAGAGTTTCGGTAGAAAATTCTACTTTTGTTGATGGTGGTCAAACTGATAGGTTCCCATTCCAACCATTGGATGCTCAGAATTCTACTGTTATTAGAATTAATGATAACTTATTTGAGAACTATCCTGGCCCTGTTGATGTGTCAGTAACTGAGATTGTTTCTACTGGTGGTAATATTATTAGAAATTGTGGTAGTGGTTTAGAATCTTATGCAACTGGTAAGATTACTACACAGAATAATATTATTCTTGGACCATCTGATGAATGGATTCCATCTCCAGATATCTACGATAGTGATTGGGATTCAATCAATATGACTATTAAAGCAGGTCAGAGTTTTGAAGGACCAGAGTTATTATACTTGGAGGATGGTGAACCTAAGAATATTAGCGAATCTAAGGTTACAATTGTTGCTGGAATCGGTACAATGATTGGATTGTATAGCACAACTACTGCAACAACTCTTGGATCTAAGTTTATCGACTTTAATATTTTGACTCCAAATACTGAACCAGATGGAACAGGTAGAGACAATGGTTACATTCAACTTAATATGAATGCAACAGATACAGCAACTCTTGCTGGATCAGCAACATCTGCTTTAGGGTATGAGATTGTTGGTACTGGTTTCTTAGATCAACCAGCAGGATTCGGAACTTACATTGGTATTTCTACTGGATTCTGGGCAAATAATGACACAGAACCTGCAGTTGGTACTGCTTGTACTCAGTATGTTGTTACCCTAACCACTCCTGCACAGTTTAGTGGAATTTGCACAGGAGATATCGTTAAATTACCAGGACATCAAATGAGTCCAAACGTAAGTTCGACAGAACTAACAGTTCAGAAGAAATGGGATGTAAATAGTATTACTAAGAGAGTAGTATTGACTACACCTAACCCACCAAACTCTTATACTTCTATAAGTAATGGAGTGGATAAGGGATATATATCTATAAGGAAAGTATTCACCATCGCCAAAGGAAGAGTCGGAGTAGAGTAAACATGGCAGACAACACTAATGTTAATAATAATGCGGCTGTCACAGTCGTAGGTAGAACTGCTCCAGTTCCTCCTGGTCAACAGAAAGCGGAGAAATCCATTCCTGTTGTTATTGCGAGTGATCAGTCAACTATTCCTGTTGCGGAACAGAATAAAGTTGCATCTGAAGTTGCATTATCACTTTTAGGTATACCAAGATCAGAAGTTGCTCTTGGTATTTTTGCTGATGTTAATACTTACGATGTAAACCCTTCGGAATGGACTTCGACTCCTGAACAGTTTGCAACAGTTGATACTTCGACTGGTAAGTATGCTGGTATTACTCAAGATATGGGATGGGGTTTGACTCACGTTCCAGAAGAGTCTGGTGCGCTTTTAGAAGCACCTTCCGATGAACATGCTGTCCTAACTTCAAAACGTTTCTTCAGGTATCAGCCTGGTCGTGTTTCTGCTGCTACATTTGGTGTTAAAACTACTATACAGAATGTTCAATCTACTGATAGTAATGTTGTAGATACTTCAGATATTGGATCATCAATTAAAAACCCATGTGTTCGTAAGTATGGTATATTCGATAACTATGATGGATATTATTGGGAAACAAGAAATAATGGTCAAGGAGATAATTTTAGCGTAGTAAGAAGAACACAATCAGTTTTATTTAAAAATCCAGTTGAATTTTCAAATACTGCAAATCCTGGACAAACAGCAGATTATGGAGCAACTAATCCATTAGATTTACTAGCACCAAGAGGATCAGAATCTGATGGTACTCAGAATGTTGGTAGTGGTGTTACTGGTAAGACAGTTTCGTATGAAAACGTAAAACTTGGTGATCTCTGCATTTATAGAGACAACTTAATGCTCACTCATGCAGGTTGTTATGATACCTCACTTTTGCAAGAGAAAGTAGAAGTAGGTATCACATCAACCTTTGATAATGTACTTTATTCTAGTGTTGGTCTTGGTGTAAGTGTTCATAGTGCTGATTATGACATTGATACTGGATTGATGACAGTATATACTCATGGTGTTCATGGGTTTGGTGAAGGTAAGTACTTAACCTTGGGCGGTATTGGCATGACATGTCAGTACAGTTATACTGGTGGTAGTCTTAATGGTATAGGAATTAAGACATATCCAAATAGAACATATGGATATAATGTTCAGACAGTAGGTACAACAACTTCATTCATAGTTAATGTTGGTGTTTCAACTGTTCCTACATTCTATCATTCTGGTGGACATGCTATTGGACTTTCTACTAACCAGTATGTAAGTTATTCTAAGAAGAGTAATGATAATGTTCTTACTGGATTGGCTGATGATAACATCTATAAAGTTTCAGAAGTTACTTATGATTATCCAACTGGAGTTACTTCAGTAAGACTTAAGACTCTTAATACTGGTTCTGGAGAAAATAATCTTACTGGGATAACAGATGTAAATGCTGCTACAATGGTAACTGGGCATACATTAATTACTCCTGTTCCATTCATACAACCAACTGCTAACAATGTGTTAGGAAACAGTACTCAGATGTACAATACTGTTAAACCATCTGGTATGTTCCCATACATGTATGAATCTTCTGATGGATCACAGGAAGGTTATGTTAATACAAGTTTACCTGTTGGATCTACTTCGACAATTAAAGGACAAATTCTTGCACTCAATACTTTCTATAGGGATTGGGTCAATCAAAATATCAAGAAAGAATATTGGAATGTTTATGAGTATCGTATTCCACGTTCACGATTTAGTGGTGATAGATTAGACGGATCAACTGCTGAACTACTTTACAGTGATGTTTCTGCAGACAAGAGAGCAGGTTCAAATGTTATTGATGAGTCAACTGGTGAGGAGAAGGAAGATACCAGTTTATGGAACCTTGAATTCGATAAGGTTACCATGTACAAGATCGAATTCTCATGGTATGGTGCTGTTGGTGCTCTATTCCT